ACCGCGTCGCAGAGCTGAAGGAGATCAGCGGAAACCGGGACGTGAACCAGGGCGGCGCGACCAGCGGTCTGACCGCTGCCTCGGCCATTGCGGCGCTGCAGGAAGCAGGCTCGAAACTGAGCCGGGACATGCTGAAGAGCTCTTACCGCTCCTTTGCCAAGGAGTGCTACTTCATCATCGACCTGATGCGGCAGTTCTACGACGAGAGCCGCGTCTACCGGATCACCGGCCAGCAGGGCGGCACGGAGTACCGGGAGTTCTCGGGACAGATGCTGCGGCCGCAGCCGGTGGAGAGCGTGGGCGGCGTGGAGCTGGGCGCCCATGAGCCGGTGTTCGACATCACGGTGAGCGCGGCCAAGAAGAGTACCTTCAGCCGCCTTAGCCAGAACGAGACGGCGAAGGAATGCTACCAGCTGGGGTTCTTTGCCCCGGCCAACGCCGACGCTGCACTGGCGTGTCTGGACATGATGGACTTCGAGGGCATCGAGAAGGTGCGCCAGAGGGTGGCCCAGAACGGCACCCTGTACCAGCAGCTGCAGCAGGCCATGGCACAGATCCAGCAGATGGCGGCGGTCATCGACCGGCAGAACGGCTCGAACCTGAGCGAACAGGCCGGTGCTGCAGCCGCTGCCATGACCGGCGGCGGGGGCGGTGGAGAGACCAGCGCGAAGACAGTGACCAACTCTCTGGGCGGACAGGTGGGCGGCGGAACGAACCCGCTGGCCACGAAAGCTGCCGAGAGGGCGATGAATATCAATGACCCGAATAAGTGAGGAGGTTCTACATGATCAAAATTATTTATGTGGCAGACCCGGAGGGCGGGAAGCTGACGATGAGGGCCGAGGGCCACGCGGGGTATGCCCCGGCGGGACAGGACATCGTATGTGCTGCGGTGAGCTGCCTGATGCAGACGCTGGCGTACAGCGCTGCGGAGGACGAGAGAACCTCGAGCTGCATCTATCAGGGCAAGGAAGGCCCGGTGGTGAGCGTAGAGGCAGGCGACAGCGTCCTCATGAGGGACAAGTTCGAGCTTGTGGCCGACGGTCTGGACCTGCTGGCCGAACAGTACCCGGAGAATGTGAACTTCAAGAAAAGATGCAAGTGCAGCCCGGCGGTGGACTTGCAGCTGTTTGCGGAGGGCGGTGACGGTGCAGCGGCTGCTGGCGGCGATGGTGCCGCCCCTGCGGCGGAAGAAAAGGCTGTGTCTGCCCCCGCCCAGAGCAAGGGCCGGGAGGCTGCTGCCGCTGAGGTGGATGAGATGCTGAGTCCGGCGGAAGAGCCGGACGCGGAGCAAGATGCTGCTGAAGGCGAGGAACAGGACGGTGCGGCAGACAAGAGCGGCACCGACCCGGAGGCACACCGGAAAGCGTTTGGCGAACTGATGCGGGGCGAGTACAACCGGGAGTTTGGCGAGATGATCGTGCAGGCCACCCAGAAAGCCTACGACAGCATCCTGAACGAGCAGGGGCCGGTGGGGCGTATCCTGAACGCTTTGGGCCAGAAGTACGGCACTACTCCCGGCGACTACGAGGCACTGGCCGCTGCGGTGGAGGGCGGCGTCGTGAAGGACGACGCCTACTACGAAGACATGGCCATGAAGAAGGGCATCAGCGTCCAGCTGGCCAAGGAGATGGACGCGCTGGAAAGCGAGAACGCCAAGCACCGTGCCGCCGAGCAGCAGCGGGCGGAAGCCGCCAAGATGGAAGCCATCCAGCAGGAGTGGGACGCCGCCGTGGAGCGCATCCGGGCCGAAGACCCGGACTTCGACATCAAGACGGCGCTGGCCGACCCAGACTTTGCCCAGATGCTCAAGCTGGGCGTGAAGATGGAGGACGCCTACAAGGCCCGCTACTTTGACGACATCATGGCCCGGAAGACTGCTGAGACCGCCAAGAAGACGGAGAGCGGCGTGGTGGAGCGTATCCGCCAGCGGGGCGCACGGCCCAGCGAGAACGGCACGAACCCCGGCGGCGCGGCGGTGCTGAAGACCGACGTCTCCAAGCTGACGCCTGCCCAGTGCGAAGAGCTGGAACGCCGGGCCATGCGGGGGCAGATCATCACTTTTTAACCGGAAGCTGCCGCTGCCCGGAAGAAAACCTCTCAGCTTTGCAGCCCGCCTGACGGCGGCGCTGCAAAGCAGCTCTCCTAGAAAGGAGAGCCTTTCTCAAAGGAAATGGCGGCTCTCAATAAAGCAAGACACGAAAGGAGAACACAAATGAAAATCCACATGAATCTGCAGCTGTTTGCACAGCCTGCAAACCACACCGGCGCGACTGGCATGAGCGCCGAAATGAAGACCTACTACGAGAAGCGTCTGCTGGACCAGGCAGAGCCGCTGCTGGTGCATGACCAGTTTGGCGACAAGTATCCCATCCCGGCCAACAACGGCAAGACCATCGAGTTCCGCAAGTACGAGAGCCTGCCCAAGGCCACCGAGCCGCTGACCGAGGGCGTGACCCCCAATGCTCAGGCCCTGACCGTCACCCCCATGACCGCCACCGTGAAGCAGTACGGCGGCTGGGCAGCCATCACCGACGTGCTGCAGCTGACCGCTATCGACAACAACATCACCCAGGCGACCAAGGTGCTGGCATCCCAGGCGGGCCGTACGCTGGACACCATTACCCGCGAGGTGCTGGCAGGCGGCACCAACGTCATCTACGCGCCGGCGGGCGACACTGCCGTGACCAGCCGCGCCAATCTGACCACCGCCAGTGTGCTGACGCCCGACCTCATCGACCAGGCGGCCACTGCCCTGAAGGCCCAGAATGCCGACGCCATCGGCGAGAGCTACGTGGCCATCGTCCACCCCTATGTGGCCTATGATCTGCGCCGCAACCCGGAGTGGATCGATGTCCACAAGTACGCTTCCCCCGAGAACATCTACAACGGCGAGATCGGCAAGCTGGCCGGTGTGCGCTTCATCGAGACCAGCGAGGCGAAGATCTGGACCGGCAGCGGCTGCCCGAGTGGTCTGGCCGTGTTTGGCACTCTGGTGCTGGCAGCTCATGCCTACGCTGTGACCGAGGTGGAGGGCGGCGGCCTGCAGCACATCGTCAAGCAGCTGGGTGCGGGCGAAGACCCGCTGAACCAGCGCGCATCCGTGGGCTGGAAGGCCATCAAGACTGCGGAACGTCTGTGTGAGCAGTACATGGTCCGCATCGAGAGCATCAGCCCGAAGTACAGCGCGAAGGCGAAGGCAAACTAAGGAGGAAATACTATGGCTACGAAGAAAGAACCTGCGGCCCAGGCCGTGGAGAACGCGGTGGAGACTGTGGAGAAGGTCGAGGCAGCGACCGAAGAAAAGGACGACGGCATGGTGACTATCCACCTGTTCAAGGATGACGACCGCTATTCGGCACCGGTGTTCGTGGGCGTCAACGGCGACAGCTACCTCATCCAGCGTGGCATGGACGTGAAGGTGCCGAAGGCTGTGGCCGAGGTGCTGGAACACAGCATCAAACAGGACGCCGAAGCGGCCCGGAAGAGTCAGGCCATGCAGGCGGCGGCCGGAACCCAGATGATGACCATTTGATATTTCCCCCGGTACAGCTTGCAGGCGCTTGCTGCGCCGGGGGATTTTGTTTTGGAGGTTTTTTTATGACAGCAGGCGAAGCGATAAAGATGGCTGATGAGCTGAGGCCGAACAATCATTTTGAGAACCGGTTGAAGCAGCTATGGCTGCGGCAGGCAGACAGCGGGATGCGCCGGAACATCGTGGAGCGCAGCCAGACCGGCGGCGACTTCGAGGACAAGGGCGCGGATATTCTGTGGAACGACGGGCTGGAATATGACACCCCGCTGCTGGCCTGCTGTGCGGCAGAAGCACTTTATCCGCACTGGCTGGCTGCGCAGATGGACCTGGCACTGGGCGAGACGGCCCGGGCGGCGAATGAGCTGCAGCTCTACACGAGTTATGTGCAGGAGTTTGCGGTGTGGGTGAGGCGGAACTATATGCCGGCAGGCGGCGGGAGGCTGATGACGTGACGAACCTGAACCAGATAAACAGCCAGCGGCAGCTGCTGCGGGTATTCGGCGGGCTGAACGAGGGATATGCGTGCAGCGAGGCAGAGCTGAGCGAAGAAAAGAACTTCTCTTCGCGGGGATACCCGGCCCTCGAGACCCGCAAGCCCCGGCGGAAGGTGCGGGAAGCAGCCGGGATGAACGGGATGTACCATCTGAACGGCCTTTTGACCGTGGAAGGCACGACCCTGCGGTATGCCCCGGATGACGGCAGCGCCGCGGTGGAGCTGAAAGGCGCCCTGAGCGACAACGAAAAGAGACTGGTGGGCATAGGGACCAAGGTACTCATCTGGCCGGACAAGATGTCCTTTGATACTGTGAGCGGAACGCTGAGTGCGCTGGGGTCCAGCTGGCAGCAGGGCGGAGTGAGCCTGACCGTGACCCCCTGCGATGCTGCCGGTGTAGTGTACACGCCGAATCTGTTCGGTGCGACCGAACCGGAAAGCCCGGAGAACGGCGATGTCTGGCTCAAACAGGCCGAAGACGCCCCGTGGAGCTACCGCGACGCCCTGAAGCTCTACAGCACAGCGGGCGGCTGGCAGAACATTCTGCTGAACTACTGCCGCGTGACCTGCAAGGGGCTGGGCGAAGCTTTCAAAGCCGGGGACACTGTGACGCTGACGGGCATCCCGTCTGTGGTGAAGAATGCTTACTCTTCTGATTTCAGCGGGGACGTAGTGGTGGACGACGTGGCCGGAGACTCGGTCATCCTCTCCATCGCGCCGGACATCGAGAGCGTTTTGTATTACGGCACCTGCGTGGTGACAGGCCAGAGCGTGGTGTGGACGGCCATGGACGGCAAGACCACCCAGACCTTCGACGGGCCTTTCCCGGACGTGACGGCCCAGCGGCGGG